CCAAACCGGCCGCCGCCTCGACGGCCTCGATCACATCCGTCAGAGCGTGCGCGACATCCTCACCACGCCCATCGGCTCGCGCGTCATGCGCCGCGACTACGGCAGCCTGCTGCCCGAGCTGATCGACATGCCGCTCAACGACGCCACCCTGCTGCAGGCCTACGCCGCCAGCGTGATGGCGCTGATCCGCTGGGAGCCCCGCATCCGCGTCACCGCCATCCGCCGCACCGTCAGCGCCACCCAGCCCGGCGCCGCCGTGCTCGAGATCGAAGGGCAGACCCGCGCCGGAGATCCGCTGGCCCTGGAGGTGCCGCTCGCATGACCGGCACCATCGACCTCTCCCAGCTCCCCGTGCCCACCGTGGTCGAGGAACTCGACTACGAGACCATCCTCGCCGAGCGCCGCGAGGCCCTGCTGGCCCTGGTCAGCACCGAGCAGCGCCCCGAGGTCGAGGCCACCCTCGAGCGTGAATCGGAGCCGCTGACCAAGTTGCTGCAGGAGAACGCCTACCGAGAGCTGCACTGGCGGCAGCGCGTCAACGAAGCCGCCCGGGCGGTGATGCTGGCGTTCAGCAACGATGCGGATCTCGACCACCTGGTGGCCAACTTCGCGGTCGAGCGACTGATGATCGACCCGGGCGACCCGAACGCCACCCCGCCGATCCCGCCCACCTACGAGAGCAACACCGACCTGCGCCTGCGCGCCCAGCAGGCCTGGGAAGGCCTCAGCGTCGCCGGCCCCCGCGGCGCCTATGTCTACCACGCCCTCTCGGCCGATGGCCGCGTCTCCGATGCCACCGCCATCAGCCCGGCCCCGGCCGAAGCCCTGGTCACCCTGCTCAGCACCGAAGGCGACGGCCACGCCAGCCAGGAGCTGGTCGAGATCGTCATGAAAGCGCTCTCCGCCGAGGACATCCGCCCCGTCGGCGACCGCCTCACCGTGCAATCCGCCACCATCGTCGACTACGCCATCGAGGCCACGCTCTACATCTTCCCCGGCCCCGAGCAGGAGCCGGTGCTGGCCGCCGCCGAGGACTCCCTCGCCCGCTACATCAACGAGCAGCGCCGCCTCGGCCGCGACATCCGCATCTCGGCCATTCATGCCGCGCTGCACGTCGAAGGCGTGCAGCGGGTCGAACTCGCCCAGCCCGCCGCCGATGTGGTGCTTGATGACACCCAGGCCGCCCACTGCACCGGCGCCGAGCTCGTGATCGGGGGCAGCGATGAATGACCGTCGGCCGCTGCTGCCGGGCAACGCCTCCCCTCTGGAGCGCGCCGCCGCCGAGGCCCTGGCCGAGATCCAGCGCGTGCCGGTGCCGCTCCGCCAGCTGTGGAACCCCCACACCTGCCCCGCGCACCTGCTGCCCTACCTCGCCTGGGCCTTCAGCGTCGACCGCTGGGACCCCGCCTGGAGCAACGCCGCCAAGCGCGAGGTCATCGCCACCTCGTTCTACGTCCACCGCAAGAAGGGCACCATCGCTGCCCTGCGCCGCGTGGTCGAGCCGTTGGGCTACCTGCTCGAGGTCACCGAGTGGTGGCAGCTCGAGCCCATGGGCGAGCCCGGCACCTTCGCCCTGCGCATCGGCGTACTCGAGACCGGCATCACCGATGCCATGTACCTGGAGCTCACCCGCCTGGTGGATGACGCCAAACCGCTCACCCGGCACGTCATCGGCATGGACCTGCTCGGCGAAAGCCGCGGCCGCTTCTACGTTGGCGCCGCCACCTACGACGGCGACGTCACCGCCATCTACCCCTACGAAGCCGGCGACACCGAGGTGGCCGGGCCCTTCTTCGTCGCCATCGGCCTCGACACCGTCGACAGCGCCACCGTCTACCCCCAGCCCTGATTCAGGAGAGGAGGCCCACCCATGGCCCAGTTCTATACGCTGCTCACCCTGGGCAACACCATCGAGCTCACCCACCTGGCCGTGGGCGATGGCGGCGGCAGCGTCCCCACGCCGGACAGCGACCGCACCTCGCTGATCAACGAGCTGCGCCGCGCCCCCATCAACCGTGTCGAGGTGGATGCCGACAACCCCAACTGGGTCGTCGTCGAGCAGGTCATGCCGCCGGACGTCGGCGGCTGGACCATCCGCGAGATCGGCGTCTTCGACGCCGCCGGCGACCTCATCGCCTACGGCAACTACCCCGAAACCTACAAACCCACCCTCGACGAGGGCAGCGGACGCACCCAGACCGTGCGCATGGTGCTCCAGGTCAGCGACACCGCCGCCGTCACCCTGCGCGTTGACCCCAGCGTGGTGCTGGCAACGCGCAAGTATGTCGATGATCAGCGCAAGGCCCACGAGGAAAGCCGGGAGCACCCCGCCGCGACGGAATCCGCCCAGGGCATGATCCAGCGTGCCACTAGCGCCCAGGCGCTGGCCGGCAGTGACAATACCCGGGCGATGACGCCCAGCCGAGTGCATGAGGCGTTTAAGCAGTTCGGGGTGGGTGGGCGTGCCCCGCAAATTGCAGGCAGCATTGACGATTTCAATCGTCCCGGTGGCGCATACTTCACGGTTAGCTCAACACCGGGTACGTTCCCCGATGCCGCTCCCACCAATTTCGGTTTATTGACAGTCGACTACGTTACCAACGACGTGCACCACCAGACATGGCGATGGATGACGAACACTCAAACGTCACCGCGAGTGTTCGAGCGCATGGGATTCGCCGGTGGTCAGTCGCCGGCCTGGGGGCCGTGGCGTGAAATATTGCATACCGGCAATTTTTCACTGCTGCCCGCGGCTAGCGAATCTGTTGCAGGCGTCGCGCGGGTTGGGAGTCAGGCAGTTGTTAATCAGGGTTCAGATGATGGGCATATCGTAACCCCTATGAAGCTCAAGGGGTGGGCGGCGCAATGGATAAAACAGGCGACTGAAACCGCGGCAGGCATGCTCAAGGTAGCGACTCAGGAGCAGGTCGCTGCCGGCACGAACGACGAAACGGTAGTGACGCCGAAAAAGCTGCGCTGGGGGGTTTCCTACAGTATTGGGAGCAATGGATACATCGCGTTCCCGTCGTGGCTCGGCGGCCTGATTTTACAGTGGGGCTCTTTCATAAAGAGTGCCGAACCCCAAGTGGTGCAATACCCCATCGCATTTCCAACAGCCGTGTATAGCGTGCAGGTTGCTGTTGATCAGGGTGTAACCGGAAGCATGGAGGTTACTGGCCCGGCATGGGTAGGCACGACCGAATTTAAGGTAGCGTCCGCCAGGTACGCAAGTGGATTCGTTGTGTTAAATGCAGGAACCCATTGGTGGTTTGCAATAGGTAGCTGAGCCATGAATATTTACTACAGCGCAACGTCCAACAGTTTTTACCCCGCTGCGATGCGCAGAGATTACGAGCGCGCCGGCAGCTGGCCATCTGATGTCGTTGAGTTAACTGATCAAGAGCGGCTGATCTACCACATGCAGCAAGCTCCCGAGGGTCAGCAGTTAGGCTCCGACGAGAACGGCCGCCCCGCGTGGGTGCCGATCCCGCCGCCGGATCTCGACACCCTAGCTTCCCGCAAGCGACAGGAAATCGACGCCGAGCGCGACCGCGCCTTCGCCACCGGCCTGCCCTACGAGATCGCCGGTGAACCCGATGTGGTGCAGACCCGGCCCCAGGACCAGATCAATCTGCTCGGCCTATCGGCCAAGGCGCAGCGGCTGATCGCCGCCGGTGATACCGAGACAGTGTTCACGTTTCGCGGCCTGAGCAACGTCAATCGCGAGCTAACCGCAGCGGAGATGGACGACCTGGCCATGGCCGCCCTGGCGCACATCGAGTCGATCTATCAGCGCTCATGGGACCGCAAGGATGCGATCGACGCCGCCGAGGCGGCCGGAGATCGCGCGGCCATCGAGGCCGTGACCTGGTAGCCCCTGGCAGTGCCACCAGCCCGCCACCCGGCGGGCTACATTCATGCTGTGCCTACCGTCAGCAGTTCACCACCTGATCAGGCGAGAGGCACAACCTGTTGTAAATCGCCGATCTACAACACCCGCCGCTCGCCCTGGTCGCCGTGACCCGCAAGCATGGCAGCACAGGCACGCTCAACCTACCCGCGCCCGCTAACCCATGCAGGAGCCAGCCATGGCCGACTACCATCACGGCGTCCGCGTCGTCGAGATCAACGAGGGCACCCGACCGATCCGCACCGTCTCCACCGCGGTG